CCGGCGGCGCGGACGGGGGCGAGGCCCTTGGCGGGCATCATGAACAGGGTCTCGTTGACGGTGTCCTGGTAGAGGTCGCGGCGTGCGGCCTCGGTCAGGGCGTTGCCTGCGGGGACGGATGTGGGAACCTCGTCGCGTCCGTACTTCATCCACGCGACAGCCGCGCCGAGGATGACGAGGGCGAGGGTGGCTCCCTGAATGACGTACTCGTTAAGGACGGGGTCGCCGTGCGTGACGTGACCGATCGAGGGGACCAGCCAGTCGGTGAAGGTGTTACCCACGGAGAGGGCACCGCCGAGGAGAACCGCGCCGATGCGCACGGTCCCTGCGGTGATGCGCGCGTCGATGCAGCGCGTGAGCCCGGTGTCGCCGGGGACGTTCACACACACGCGGTAGTTGAACTCCCCGTCGGGGAGGAGGCTTGGGGCGGCAATATTCAGGGACGGCTGCTCATCGTGCCCGACCATCACCCCATCGGGGCGGAGCCTACCGGCCGCATAGTGTGCAATGAGGGCGTTGGTGGAGTCCACCTCGACGCCCTTGTACTGGGGTAGGGGAGTGAACTCAACACTCCCCATGCGGCCGAGCCCCTCAGGGCCGACCACCTTACCGGTGATGCGCGCGTACCCCTGGCTCATGAACTCTCCCGACGCCGATTCGTTACAACCTTCACTCTATCAATACGATCATGCAGGCTGGACACCTCGTCGTACAGATGAGCTCTGTCAGCACGGGCGTCATTCCTGACCCCCTCAACCTGCCCCTCCAGACCCTGAAGCCTATGTGACTGCTCACTAACACTGTCCCTGAGTGCCCCCACAACCTCAGTGAGAGCATCCATCTTAGAAGTCAGGTCATCGAAGCGCATATCCAGGTCGTCTCGCAGATTGGTGGAGTGGTTGTTGTGCACCCCCTCGGATGCGGATTCGGCGGCGTCAGCGGCACGCGCGACATGAACACTCATGCGTTCAAAGCGCTCATCGTTACGTTCCTGCTGCCTCTTAATCCTACTTGCGAGGCGGGCGACCAGCGCAGCCAGCAGGGCGACTGTAGCCGCAATGAGATCAGAAGATGTGAGGATTTGCCCTATCGGCAAGACGCTCTCTACTGGCTGCATGGTCACTCAGCCCGCGTGACGAGGAGTGTACTCGACGGGGGCCGTGGCGATCGCCTTGTCGGTCTCCTTCGCGTCAGCGACGGAGGTCAGGACGCTGGCAAGCACGGCAGTCGCCGTAATACCGAGGGCACCCTTCCAGTCAATGTCGAGAACACCGACACCAATAACGACGGAGCCCAGGAGAGTCTGAGCGAAGGTCTTAATCGCCCGATCAAGGACACCGGACCAGAATGAGGCGCGAGCGTAAATGCTCATGCATTCACCCCTTCAAATGCAACTAGGGGGCAGGACTTCTGCCCCACCCCCTAGTTTACACTGCGTCAAACGCGCTCACATAAGCCGGAACGACCCCGGGCGAGACCGGTTCAGGGCCTCCTGAAGGGCAGCCCACGTAGCCTCACCAGGCTCCCCATCCACATAGTCGCCGAAGCTCCAGCCGTCAGCGAAGCGGGCCCACACCTCAGGGGCGGCGGGCCTCACCCAGCACCACGCCCAGTACTGGAAGACGCGAATCACATGAGAGTCCCAGCCGCGATCCTCGGGGAGCTTGTCTGCCCCAATGAGCATCCGCTGCGAGTTAGCCGGGACCGTGCTGTTCAGGTAACGGCGCAGGTTAGCCACAGCGAACGTCTCGTCGTAGCCGGGGGCGAAGACGTCGATGAGGCGCTTCACCGTAGCGGGCCCATACGCGCCATCCACCTGAAGGGCACCCGAAGTGGACACCGGGGCGGGGGCGCCGGAGATTACCTGGCCACCACCGATCATCCGATCCCACGTAGCGCGGTCACGCAGGCGATTCAGGTCCAGAGTGCCACTGTAGCCCGGCAGGCGACCATCCTCCGTGTACTGGTGAATGAGAGGGGAGCCCCAGTAGCTGACGGACGGGACGGTGGGGTCACTGTAGGAGGTCCCATAGTCCGAGTAGTCCGGACCACCGGCATACCAGAGCGGGTACTCGCGGGCCACCGCAGACCAGTCGTAGCCATTGACGGCAGAGCCATTCATGTAGATTCCGGGAGTAGAGCCCGTCAGGGATCGCACCGTGTCGAGGAAGGTCTTCGCCCAGCCCGGGCCCTGCGGAACAGCGTTCGCCTCCCAGTCAAGCCAGAGAGTGGCCTTGCCGACGTAGCCGCGCACAGCATCCACGAAGTAGCGAGCCTGGCTGGCGGCATCACCGGGGCGGGCGAAGTGGTAGAAGCCCAAGCGCTTACTCGCCCCGAGGGTGGCGTTAGCCTGCGACCCCATGTAGGGATTCACGTAGTCGTCATCCTCAGTGGCCTTGACGATCACGAAGTCGGCCCACAGTGCCCCAACGTTGAGGCCCGCCTGATGGCTGGAGATGTCGATGCCGTGTGCGTGCGCCGGAGCTGACGATGCGGCAGGCTGAGGGGCGGGGGCTGTCGCCTTGATCTGTCCGGACGACTGGGTACCACGGAACTCCGGCCACTGGGTCAGGAACTTGCCCTCATCGAAGCGGTGGCAGCTCGTCCACGCCCCATTCCGTGTGTGCAGGTGGGAGGAGTAGCGGACGGTGCGGGTCTCCTGCCCCGTAGTGTCCCCCGCGTAGCCGTCAATAGACCCATCCTCAGCAATCCAAGCCTCCGAGACCAGAGGGTCATCTCCGTCCTCAACGGCGATGACCACGTGGCCAGCGCCACCCTCATTCGCCGCAGACAGGATCACGTCACCGACACGGAAGCCACCAGCGGGGGTGAGGTCGGAGTCTGCCCACGGAACCTCATTGAAGCCACGAGCCTCCAGGCCAGGGCGCATGTTCCCCGTCCAGTGGTCATTAATCTCGGGGAGTGCGGCGTGCCCCCAAGGGGCCCCGTAGGTGTCGTGGATTCCGTAGCAGATGGCTCCACACACGAGGCTGGAGCAGTCTGCGTTCTGGGGTGAGCTCACGTGCCCGGCCCAGTCGGCGTTCGCATACCACGTGCGCCGCTCGGGCTGGCTGTAGCCCACATTCTCGTTGTCACAAATCTGGCGGGCCACGCGGGCCGCCACGGGCTGAACCGCCACTTACTCTCCTTCATCTTGTTCTCAAGGTCAGCCACCCGGGCTTCAGCGATTACGGCGCGCTTAGTGAGTGAGGCAACCTCCAACGCAAGGGCGTCAATTACCGCCATGGCGTCAATTTTGCTACTGGGCTCCAACTGGGTCTCCTTCTGTTGCGGATTCCGGCTTAGTGGGACCATAGATCCCACCCCCCATTGTATATGACGGGGAGTTTGTGTTGACGTCGCCCATGGTTTGCGGCCCCAGCTCCCAGGGGCTTCTAAGCGCATAGTCAACCCATGTGACCGCCCCGTCGTCGGATGTGGTATCTATGACGCGCGCGCCCTTCACCAAGACCGAGACATCCTCCCCTGGGGTACCCTCTACATGGACGACCCACGGCGCGACGCCCACACCATAGCCAGCCTTCTCCAGGCGCCCCCTACCTGACGACGTGAGCACTATCCAGGGGGCGTTTTTTGAGGCGATCGCTGGCACATATTCAGGAAGTGTCCATGTCGCCTTGCCATCTGGGCCCACTGTTAGGGTTTCCCAGTATTCGATACCGTCGAAAGGGGATTCGGTACAGGAGTGAGATAGCCACAACCCGGTATTCTCTGTCATGCCAGGAACCCTCATGGTAAACTTCTTCGTCCCTGTCATATGGACGCCAGAATTGTTGACCCAGACTCCATGGCTTCTCCAACCCATGGCGGTCTGCTCGTTCGTGATATAGAATCCACTACCGGAGTCCGTGGCGGCCTGCTTCAGGGAGCGCAGCCACCCATAGTCATGTGCCGCCGCGATTATGTTCTTGTTATTCTTGCCGTAGTGGAAGCCTCCGTCGTTTATGGTGGTGAAGGACGATCCAGTCGTCATGGAAATGCCGTACTTAGACAGTCCTAGCGTCCCGTAGGAGGAGCCATTCTCTGAACCTGTATACAGGTTTACGCCCTGCGTTCCGACGGTAATGTATGGGCGTGGAGTATCCTTTGAATTCTCTCCAGTTTTACGCAGCGGGGACGCCATCTTAATGGTTGGAGTACCGTCAGACGACTTTGAGATATAGATCGAACCATCCCACCAGTCATCTTCCAGGGAGTTGAATGCGAGGCCGACACCGATCTTCTCGCCACCGCGGCCCACGTCAGTGCCACTAGATGCCCAAACAATGTCAGTGAAGTACGCCTCTGACCAAGTGTCGCGCCTACCGATCCGGCCATTGATAATAATGTCGCCAGAATGGGCGTTAATGTCGAGAGCCTTCCACCCATTCTGCGCATACACCTGCATGCCGTCATCATTGATCTTCAGGCCGCGCTCATTCTGGCGACTGGTCTGGATCGTGGCGCCAGTGATTACTTGCCCATCTACAGCCCCAGCTCGAATATTATCCGCGGTTACTGAGTTAGCGTCAAGCATTCCGGCCTTGATCTTCTCGAACTCGCCCTGGCGCGCATTAATGATGCGCGTCCACACGTGCTTCGCGGTCAAGTCAACGAATGATGCGTTACCCGTCACGGTGAGCTGGTCAGTGGTGAGCTGAAGGAACTTACCAATGTCGCCAGCGATACGCCTGGCCGCGAGGTCGTTGATTGCGGCAGACCCTGCGGTTAGGCGGCCAACATCCAGGTTGCTGATCTGCTCACCGGAGACTCGGGCCCGCTCCCAGTCAATGCCGTTCCACTTCCATTCGGCAACAATGTCCAGGGTTGACGGGTCCTGAATACGGGCCGTATCCCCGTACGCTTCGCCCGGGAAGTCAGGCTTGTCGGACGCGTTCCCCTTCTGGTAGAACACCTGCCCGAACGTGGTGCGCACACGCCGAATAGACGCCTCGATGGTGGACTGCGCTAAAGCGGCCGCAGCCTTCTGGAACGGATTATCGGACTCAACCCACTCCCACCCCTTATGGGAGTGAACTGTCGTGTTCCCGTTGGCGTACCGGTCATATGCTGGCGTCGTATCCTCGCCAGGGAAAGTGGCTTCACCAGGCCACTGAATGTACTCATCCCTAATTTCGGCCACAATTCACCTCACTTAGCGCGGATAATCATCGCAGCAACGGAGCCGCGGGGGCGGATCGGGATCGGGGTATTGCCGCCAACGTCATTCGCGTACGGGCGCCGATCAAACACTGTGGCGCCGGAGGCGGTGGCGTACGTGTACCCATTACCGGCATCATTGATACCGATATCCGTGTTGGAGACTGCGGTGCGGAAATGCGCAGACCTGTTGTTGAAATCAACGATCTCATGCCCGTGGGCAGGGAGCTCATTGACGGTCAGCTGGTGGTGGGTCTCACCGACGGTGGCGCCAGTGTTCTGTGAGAAGTTCTGTGCCCCCTGACCGTAGATGACCTTACCGCGCAGGTCTGGAACATTGAAGGTCGTTGACCCATTCCCGGCGCCAGCGCGAGTACCGATAACCCGAAACAAGTCGTGATACTCGCTGCGACTCACCTCCTGCCCATAGCAGAGGAGCCAGTTCTTGGGTGGCTCACCCCCATAGAACGGGAGGACCGCGCCGACAGGGACGATTGCGTTCAACATGGCAAGATAGGAGTTGTTGACACTCTCCAGTGAAGCGCGAGCCACAGTAGCCGAAGAGGTAGCCTTCTCTGCCTCAGCCTGGGCGGCAGCAACACCATCCTCAATCTTCGTGAGCTTAGCCGCCGTAATGGGGGTGCGCCCATCCGGGCCATCCTTCCAAACGTTACCCTGATAAGGCATATCAGTCTCCCTTCTTCCTCAGCGTGAACACGCGAGCATCCGGGGACACCCACTGCGTCTTGTCTACGACACCCCTGTCTGGCGGATAGGGGCCCGTCTCCACCAATGATACCGCAACCTGCGTCATCGCCTCAGAGAGCTTCTGAGTCTCCTTCAAAGCCTCAGCGCGAGCGGCGCGCTGTAGAACATCACTGGCCGCAAGCTTCTCCTCAACGCTACGAACAATGGCATTCGTGTCAATGTTCGCCTCAAGAGTGATTGTCGCCTTGGGTCCCCAATCAGACTTATTGCCGCCGCGATCATAGGACCGCAGACAGACCTCATAGTCCCTGACCTCGAGGCCAGCCAGAGACGTGCGCTGCATGGGGGCGATCATGTTCGCGAACTTCGCGGGAGGGATACCTGGGTGCTGCACAGACACTTCCACACCAGCGAAATCGGCCGGCATGTTCTGCCCATCGGCACCTGAGTAGTCCCACCACACCTGAAGGATGCCGAGCGACTGCGAAAGGACCGGCTTAGAAGGCACAGGAGGTGGGGTGAGGTCACGGGCCGTTGTCAATGTGAGCGGCTGCGACCAGGCGCCAGTCGCGTTACTAGACTGAGCTCGCACTGAGAACCGGTACTCAGTACCCGGCAAGAGCGGCCCAATTGTGGCGGTAGTGGAGTCCCCGCCACGAACAACCATAGAGCCCGCAATACTGGAGCCGAACATGGCGAGTTGCCATGACACCTCATATGAGACCACATCCACAGCGTTACCGAGAGTGTCGGTCTCAACCCGCCCCCATGAGAGGTCAACGAGGGCACGCATCCACCCGTCAGCATTCGTGATGGCCCTACTGGAGCCAGTGAGTCCTTGCGGGGGGAGGGGCCAATACTTGGATGTAGGGGCCTGAGGGCGCACGCCACTACCCGACGTGGACGCGAGCCCCACAATCCCCTTCGTGCGCTTCGTAAGGCGCCCCAGGAGGCTATCAAGGACCGTCCCGAAGGTGGTATGCCCCACCACCATGCCGTCCTTCTGGGTGACGCTGATCTGCGCGACCTGGAGGCGCTCCATGCCGCCCTTGCGCTCAACCATGATCCAGTCGCCGAGACGGTAATCAACCCACGGCAGAAGGTGAACGTCAGTGGCCGCCCACTCGCGCTTAATCTCCTCGCTCACGTGCGCGCCCGACTTGAGGGTCGCCTCGGCAACCATGCGGGCAGTGGACTCCAGCTCCACGCCACCGGCCTCAACGACCTTCTCGACTCGGCGCATACCCCGGGGAGCGAGGTCGTTGTGGATGAGCCAGGTGCGGCCACCCTCACCCTTCACGAGTACGTCAGTGCACATGTCGGCCCATGTGGCGGCCTCAGGCGCCCCGGTGAGAGTAGTGGCGAGAGGCCACCGCTTCGAGGCCGTCAGGTCACGCGACTGAGTAGCGTCAGCGTTGTACACCTTGAAGGTGCGGCCCTGCCACACAGTGTCGATCATGCCGAGGTCACGGAGGGAATCCACGATCTGGAGGAGGCTGATCGTAGGGTCGAAGTAGAGGGTGACAACCTTCGCCCAGTCCTGATTCGCAGAGTCCTTCACCGTGCTGGCATCCAAGGTGAGACCAGCACCCCAACCGCGCTTGACAGCGTTCTGCCACACCGTGCCAACGATCGTCCCCGCGTTACGGGAGAGGAACTTGAACTTCCCCTCCTTGTCCTTCGCCTCAACGGGGACAGACCAGACGAGCGCCTCCTTCAGGTAGTCGCTGACGTGAATGGCCTCAACCTTGCGGGAGTCCGTGCCGTCACTGACGAGGTTGTGCTCGGTCTTCTGTGTGATGAAACGCGCGTCGGGGAGCTCCTCCCAGTCCCGACCGTTGAAGGTGGCCTCCACAGCCACCTCAACCTCACGCTCCAGAACACTACCGCGAATGGCATTAGGGCCAGGCGCATAGGACATGGACAACGTAGGTGTCTTACCCCTAGGTGTGGTGACCGTCATCTCCAGAATGTCGGGGACGACACCGATCCGCGCACCCTGAACCTCATAGGCTACGGCTCGCAGCTGCATTCCGGGGAAGTAGTCGCGCCGCATTAGTAGGCCCTCCTTGCCTGAATGGAGCCCGTAGCCCCCACGACTTGAAGACTGATCTTGCCCTCATGGTTGGGGGTGAGCTGTAGCCCCTCGGGGGACATGCTGATCTCAGCGGAAGCGTCGAACGCCCCCTGTAGCGGGTACCAGCGCTCGGACACCTGCCTCCATGCCGAGTACTTGCCAACATCGATGAGGAGTCGCTGGTCCGTCTCTGTGGTTCCGCGCCACGTGAGTGACGTGCCGGAGATTGCGTCCGTGATGGTGACCAGGTTGCCGGTCGGCTTGAGCTTGAAGAGCGCATCCGAAATGGGGGCAGCCCCGCCGGCGAGGCGCCCCAGGTCAGTCAGAGGCACCTCAATCATGGTGGAGTCACGCCACACGCCCTCCACGGCCTCGAAGATGACCGTGGTGTCGATAGCCCACTCCCCGTACCGCCACGACGGCTGAGACACACTCACAAGCCGCACGGGCGTCTCCCTGGGAGTAGCGCCCGCCGGATGGTGCTGGAGGGCAGCCAGCTTGTTTGAGGCCCGCAGAAACGCCATGAGCGCCTGCCAGTTCCTATCAAGGTCGGCCCGATCGGCGCCCTCAACCATGAACGCCACAGTCACCTTGAAGGTCCCGACCTTCACCCCAGCCCCATTCAGGATGCCGTTACGGAACGGCACCTCAGTGGACTCGAGGCGCGGTTCAGCCACCCCGGGGAGGAGGGTGCCCTGCATGACCCGCCACTTCCCCGGCCGGTCAAGGTCAACCCCATTCAGGGAGTATTCACTACTCATGGAACCATCCTAGATGCTGGAGGCGAGACGGATGCCGTCAGCCACGTCGTCGCGGGTCTTGGAGTCTCTCTGCGCCTGCGGGTAGTAGTTCGTGATGTTCACGGTCCCGCCGTTGCGCTGGTCGCCCACTGCCGGGGCGAACGATGCGAGCTGGTCGAGCGACTTGCGAGACGGCTTAGCCTTCTCGAAGGACGTCGAGACAGAGGCCGCGATGTCAGGGGACACATCATTGGCGAGGTCCTCAGTGAACCCCTGGAGAGACTTCCTAACGGCCCCATACTGGGACTCGAGTCCGTTAATGAACCCCTTCATGACCAGCTGGCCAGCATCCTTCAGGATAACTTTATCAACAGGGGCGGGGCCCTTCCACGAGGGGAGGAGGCTAGTCAGGGACGAGAGGCTACTCTGGACCGAGCTGAACATGGACTTGAGGCCGTTGATGAACCCCTGGATGACATTCTTACCCGCATTCCACAGCCACGACCCCGCACCAGAGAACACGTTCTTGATGCTGGTAGGCATGCTCTGCACGTAGTTGATGGCGTTGTTGATATACGTGGAGATAGTATTGACGATCGTCAGCCAGATGGAGCGCGTAGCGTTCAGGGCAGCGTTCCAGCCGTTACTGATGTACGACTTGGCGTTATTGATGCCAGTATTCACGTATGAGACAATGGACTGCCAGGCAGAACTCACCGTCTGCACGACCCAATTCCACGCGATCTTCGCGCCGTTAACGATAGCGTTAGCGAATACACCGAACTGCCCCTGAATGAAGGTCCAGGCACCCAGTCCGACATTCTTAACGCCCTCCCAAGCCTGACTCCAATTACCTGTAATCACCCCAAGAACAAACTGAATAACGCCCTTGATGGCAGTAATAGCGCCAGAGACAGTCGTGTAGATCCCCTGCCAGATAGTAATCACAACCGGGAGAAGCCACTGAAGAACCTGGCCCACAAGCTGGATCGCAGGAATCAGAAGCGCCGCCAACTGCTGAATGATCGACGACAAAACAGGCAGCACCTGCGGAAGAAGTTCCGCGATAATCGGAGCCAACTGGGCGATGATCTCAGCGATCACAGGAACCAGTGCCTGAATTACCGGCAGCAGGGCAGCCGACAGCTGCTCAATGATCGGCGTAATGATCGGAACCAACTGCTGGAAGATCGGCGCCAGGCCCTCAACCAACTGCGCAACCAGAGGGGCGATAGCGGCCAGTAGGGTACCAGCCACAGTGGCGATAGCGCCGAACGCCTCACCCAAGGCAGGCATCGCCGGAGCGAGCGCCTGCACAGCCGTCAAGAGGCCATTGAAGAAGTTGACGAGCCCATCCTGGAAGGCAGGATTCTCCAAGGCGGCCGCAATCCCCTGAAGAGCCGTCTGGAGGGTCCCACCAATGAGGGGGATGATCTTCCCCAGGGTGGGCTCCAGTGACACGAACGCCTCACCGAGGGACCCCACGCCACGGAACGCCAAGCCAGCCGCCTGCCCCATCGCCGAGAACAGGTTCGACAGCGTAGCCTGAAACAGGGGCCCATTCACAGCCGCGTTAGCGCGATCCAGGGCCGTAGCGATAGAGTCAATCGGGGCAGACCCGTTAGCCATCGCCCTAAACAGGCCACCGATAATGCCACCCAGATCGACGGTGATGTCCTTCATCGTGCCGAACGCCTTAGCGGCAGCACGAATCGACTCCTCCATCCTCCCCGAGCTGGCGGCCTTATTGGCCCACCGCTCAAACGAGGCGGCAAGATTGTTGGCCCACTGGGCGATACTGGGGAGGAACTTCGCCCCAACCTCACCCATCGTGAGGAGACCATTCGTGAACGAGGCGGCCCCCGTAGACCCGAGAGACAGGGCCTGAGACAGGTACGTGAGAGACTGCTGGAACCCGGCAATGTGGCCACTAGCGGCGTTAGCGATAGCCGCCGTCATCGACCCTAGGTTAGACGCCACAGACTGGAGCACCGGGGAGAGCTCATTGATCGCCACGTTAGCGAAGTCACGCATCGGCTGGGCCGCCTGCTCCCAGTACGCCCCAGAAATCTGCTGCTGAAGGCCAGAGAAGGCGGGGCCAAGGTCGGCGAGGACAGTCTTCGTGTCCTTCAGGGCTGCGATCAGTACGCCAGCGCCGGCGGCCGCGGCACCGAAGATGCCCGGCAGGGCCAGCAGGGCGGGCGTTGACTTCGCCAGACCCACACTCAGTGACGAGAAAACACCCAAGCCTGAGCCAATCACCGACACTGCACCACCGATGACGGTAGACATGGTGCCCATCTTCACGGCAGCAGTATCGAGATTACGGAGGAAGTCATTCAGGTTCCTACCGATGGACTCGAACACGTTTCCGCCAGCGAGAGCCTTCATCTGGGCGAGCGCCCTAGCCATCGACGCTTTCCCGAGGCGCACGTTAATGGTAACCCACCGCGAGTGCGTTAGCCGCTTCAGATCAAAACGGGCTTTGCCATCGTCGAGGTCGGCATTGACGGTGGCCTTGCCGTCGAGCTTGTTGAGCTCGTGCTTGATCTTCTTCTTCTGCTCCTCCGAGAGCTTCGCGTGCACATCCACGTCAGCCTTAATGGCCGCGAGCCTAGCCTTTAGCTCCTTCTCGGCCGCAGGGTCAAGCTTCGCCCTGGCCGGAATGTCAACCTTGAGCTTATTGATTCGAGCCTGCACCTGCCGGAACGCCCGCTCATTGAGTGTTAGGCCAGCCTTCACGTCACCGGCCGCACGCTCCACATCCCTCTTCAACTTAACGATGTCGCCAGGGCGAGTGGAGAGGTTAACATTGGTGCGAATGTTGTCGAGCTTCTCCTGAAGCTTCTTCTTCTGCTCCTCCGACAGGTTCGCGTTAACCTGAATCTCAGACTTGATGTGCTGAATCTTCTTACGAAGAGCCTCCAGCTGACCTTCCTTAAGGTCTACCTCAGCCTTGAATCGGACATCCGACTTGGCGGCCTCCTTGCGGGCCTTTTCGAGGGACTCCTTGTCGAGCTCAACCTCAGCGTTGAACTTGATGTCGAGGTCCTTGACCTGCTTCTGGATTCGCTTCAGGTCCCTGCGGAGCTTCTTCGCGAAGTCAGAAAGGTCAGGGACGACCTTGACGGAAAGCTTACCAACTGTTCCCTTACCGGCCATCCCTAACCTTCCTCACCCTAGCGCAGCAAACAGGGCAGCAACCCCAGCCGTGTCACTCGATGATACCACCGACCCGGCGTTGCCCTTATTGGGGCGCGGCATCATCTCGGACTCCTTCAATGACGCTTTATTGACTGCGGTAGCCTTCACGAGTAACGCCAGCCTATCCAGGGCCTCATTCAGCCGTTCTGAATCATGCGAGTAACCAAGCCACTCAGTGCCACCCAACTCGTTCGCCCTATACAGGCTCCAAGGCTCATGCGGAAGGCGCTCAAGAAGCTGACTCACGAGAGACACCCGGTAATCACCATGGACGTCAATCCGGTACAGGACCCAGAAATCCGCGGCGGCCTCCGGGTGCCTCTCGAAGAAGTCATCTAGTTCTTGGCGCCTGCGGCTTCCCCCGCGTAAGCCATAACGAGGTTGACGACATCCTCAAGGTCAGCCTCCTCGTAGAACTTGTCCCAGGCGTCCAGGTCAGTGATGAAGCCGCCAACCTCCAGGGCCTCCATCACGTCAGCCAGGACAGCGAGGAGGTTCACGCCATCCGCGCCGTCACCCATGATGGGCTCAAGGACAGACGTGAGTCGCATGCGCTTAGACGGGCGAAGTGCGTGCGGGGCAACAAGGAGCTCATGCCCCTTAAGGGTCGAGAACGGCGGGAGCTTGTCAGCCTTCTTCTCAGCCATGAGAGTTTCCTTCCAGTGGGGTGATGGGGTGTTGGAAGGGGCGCCGCCACACACCCCTACATGGCGGCGCCCCTAGTATATCGGCCGTCAGTTGACGGTGAACTGCTTGCCGTCGGAGGCGGCAATGTTGTTCGTGACGACCACGTTCTGGGCACCAGAAGTCACGCCGCGAGGCACATAGGTGGTGATCCGCGTAGCAGAGTCCTTCTCGAACGCGGCAACCACGTTGCCGAACTTCACCTCTCGAACACCATCGAAGTTGGTTCCGGCGATGACGACCTTCGCGCCGGCCGCACCGGAGGCGGGCGTCAGGGTGGCGATGGTCGGCTTGGCGGTACCCACGCCGGTGACAACGCGGGGCTCCAGCATCTGGACTCGAGTCTTCCCGGAGTTCGGGGAGAGCAGGGTGCCTGCGATCTTGACCTCAGTGAATTTGTCCAGAGACAGGGAGGGCATGTTACCGGCGAGGGAGACGCGACGGAACAGGTAGCCGGAGACGATACGCCCATCCTCAACGACCACGAGGATCGCGCGCTCACTGGAAGCGTCGAGCTCAATGTCCCAAGCCCGCTTCGTAGCGTCATAGGTGGAGCCAGGGAACGCCACCTTCATGACATCCTCACCGAGGTTGACGGCGTTGATGGTGACCTTATTGGTGACATCCTCGCGGGTGGAGCGGACGCCCTGACGGTCCCAGGTGCGCTTCGTGGAAGTGTCGCCACCATCGGAGTCGAACTCGATGAGGTTCTCCGAGGAGGTGTCACCAAGCCAGGTCCACCCGTTAGCCTCCAGGGTGGTGCCATCACCGAAGGTGTACCCATCCAGGTTGGGGGCCTCAGTGTCGCTATTGGCGTAGTAGACGTGGCCGCGGCCCGCGATCTGAATCTTGCTGTTTCCGAGGTTAGCCATTAGGCTCCCTTCCTGGCCGTCACCTGAAGGGACGAAACCATGTTGATGTAGTCGGCGGTTGTGCCCATGTCCGTTTCCGGCGTGGGTAGCTGGGTCCACTCGAGGTAAGTGGCCCAGCCTTCGGAGGTCACCATTCCTGACCTCCAAGCTTTCTCGATGGCCTGCACGAGCGCGTCGCTCGCGTCGGACACCTCGTCACCATCGGGGCCAGTCATGTACAGGCGAGCCCTGATCTGGGTTGCGGCGAACGTCGGCCCCGATGGGTGAATCCGGGAGATGGTCATCTGGACGCGGCACACGAGCTCATTCATGGGGTCATCCACGTCACCGTGGGTGCGCCACACGATACGGGAGAGGATCGGCCACTCAGCGGCGCCAGCGGCGGCAGCATCCAGGCGGGGCGGCCACTACCCATCCCCACCCCCCCCGC